CCATTCCCCATAGAGGAGAACTTGGACAGCCTCACCTCCTTATCGCCAATCACACTGAATTCAGTACGAGCGACGTCTAGGAGGGAAGCCCACTCGAACGGCAGAAGCAACCAAACCAGCTCTGAAGCGATAGTATCGCTAGCAGAGGAAAGGTCAACGGTTGCTAACCCATTCACGTGAGCAACCCCAGCCAAGCGACGATTTACGTCAGCTTGGGTATCGAGGTTGAGTCCATACCGCTTTAACCGCTGTCTCAACAAAGCACCAATGCCAAGCTGAACATATATGTTCAAGTGAGGCTCGATCGCTATAGCGCGATCGGTTTTAGAGGTCTTTGGGACAAACGTTACCGTACTGTACGATCTCAAGCCAACGTCCTCAGCAGAGCGAGGGACGAGAGAGCGCCAGTACGGATATAGGCGAGGTGTAACCTGCATGGAGCAGGAATATTTCTTGCTAGGGACCACATCACGCCCAGACACGACCGAAGTCGCGCCTGGACCGTACCGAAAGTTCCTTTCTGCAAACTCGAGTTTCTCTCGAGTAAGCGGACCCAGAATATCAGCGATAATACGCTGAGCACGAGAGACAACATCATTAACCTCTTTGTGACGGGGACTGACGTCACCGTTGTTATACAAGGAGATTATACGATTAGTCTCAGCGCACTGATCTTCAGCCTTCCACCAAGTACTAACCGCAGTTGCCCGCGGGTCGTAGGAGGTTTTGAGCTGAGGATTCTTTCGCATGGCCTCGGTTACCAAATAGTCGTCAGCAAACGAAGAGGATTCAGGATCAGGACCCACAAGGTCAAGATACTGATCCCATTCGCCGCTTTCGGCTAAGAGGTAGCAGGTGAGAGCACGAACGGAACCAACCGATTCGCACACCCGCAAGAAGGTACCAAGCTCGACCGCGAAGGTACGAGCAGCCAAGTTCAACTTAGGCTTTCTGGTCATGACATGTCCGATCTAGGTTAAGTTACCAAATCGGATCCAGGTCACGGATGGCGCCGCGCACGAGCGCGTTGCCAAGACCGTTCTGCAGGAACGCGTAGAGGTCGTTTCGTTCTGCGATCGTCGATTGATCCGGGAGGATCACGTCGACGTTCGCCCGCAGCGTGTATGCCGTCGAGGTAATACCATTGACCGTTTGGGTCACGGGCATCTCGATCAGGCATTTAGCGCGGTTCACCTTCGAAGCGCCACGGGCAGGCTTGTACTGGACGGTCACGCGGCGGAAGCCGACTGCGACGCCCGGAGTACGGTCCACGAAGGACGCCTCGCCGGTTGCGACGGATTCTGGGGAGAAAGTAACTGCGGCCGGAGTGGCCTTACCGTCATTGATGACGATGGGTGCGGCGTTTGCCATTGGGATTTATTCCAATAAATAAAGGTTAACGTCGGAGACCGACGCGGGAAATTCTCTCTTGGTTCACACGAACCAAGGCCATACCGTTCAAAATATGCGTCAAGGATACCGATGGTTTGTAGCGATACACGTTTAACTTAGTTAGGTTAAACGGTACACTACGGACATCGGTCCTTGAAATCCATGAATAACTCCATGGAGTCATAAAGTTCCTGCCACCTACACCAGGACTTTGTGCGAAATAAGAACGAATGGTGCGTGTAGAACGCTGAACCTTAAGCTCGTCAAAGAGGAGGTAGTTGTCGAATGAGGCAAGAACCTCACCGATATTCATCCACCAGTCAAAGACGAAGCTGAAGGGAACAAGCTCATACGCAAGATTGAACGGATTGGTAAAACCGTGAGCAGTGAGCACCGTAGCAATGGGGTTCGTATTCAATTTAACTCGGTATTGACAACGCTGCCTCCGAGAGTGATGAAACTCTTCGAATTGGTCGTAGTTATGCCAAGTTGAAAGCATGCGAACCTTACGTTGCGTAAATGCAAACTCCTTACGAGTCTCAACCCGTGTGATGTAACATGGTCTCATAGCACCATTACGAAGCTCCTCAATGGAGCCAATAATGTCGCTAGCCAGCGGCTTCACGCCATACTGGAACCCAAGCCAGGCTTTTGAAACGCCTTTCTTGCGCGAGACCGCCTCTACAAAACTCGCCCCTTTGGTCCTAACAGCCTTCGAAAGCTCCATAAAGAGTTTCGCAGTCTGTCGGTATTCCGCCAGAGCCATAGCGAGATTAACCGCTTGCCCTCGAAATTCGTTGCGCGCATGGTTGTCCATGGCACCAACGTCAATCGAGGGGAGCATAGGAAAG